ACCCCTTGCGGCCCCCGGGCGCGGGGGCTATACGGCGCGCCTCTTCCCTGGGGGGCCATAGCTCAGTTGGGAGAGCGCTTGAATGGCATTCAAGAGGTCAGGGGTTCGACTCCCCTTGGCTCCACCAAGGTTTTTCAAGGGCTTAGCTTCGGAAGAGGCTAAGCCCTTTTTCGTTGTGTCAGCGCAGTGTCAGTAGCTAAGCCAAAGACTGGTAGGTGGGAGGAACTCGTGACTCAGTATCTCTACGACGCTCGAGGTAACGCCGTCGGGTACATCATGGGGCGGCACATCCACGCCATGAACGGGCGGGCTGTCGGCCAGCTGAACGGCACCCATGTGCACAAACTGAGCGGGCCATATGTCGGGGAGTTGCACCACGACATGGTTGTCGACAAGCACCTTGGGAACCTGGGGAACATCGGGAATCCCGGAAACCCGGGCAACGCTGGCAATCCGGGAAACCCCGGCAATCGTGGGGCGGTTAATTACGGCTATCGAGACGTGTTTGCGAAGCTGCTGGAGTAGCTTTTACACGAACAGGAACCCCTCCGGCCGGGCCCCTTCCTGCTCATAGATCAGCGGCCCGGCCTCATTCGCCAGGGCCCGGCCGATGGCCATCGCTACCGCCACGGCCCCGTCAATCTTCCCCAAGGCTTTCGCCTTGCTGAACTTGATGTTGCCTGCGGCGTCCTGCTCCGCCCGGACATTGGCGAAGTTCCACCTCAGCACCGGATCGTGCCCCGCTCGGAGCTGCCGCGCCAGGATCGCCCGCTCGATCTCCTTGCAGGGCGCTGACATGGAAGCGAAGCCCTGGCCGAACTGCGCCACCGGCAGGCCGCGCTCCTGCAGCCGGGCCAGGAAGCTGACCGCGCCCCATCGATCCACGGCAATCTCCCGCACATCCAGCAAAGCGCAGAGTTCCACCAGGTCGGACACGATTCGGTCCTGATCGATCGCGTTGCCCTCAGTCATGGCCAGGCGCCCTGAGGCCTCGAACTCGGCATAGGGCTGGTTGTCCGCCACCCGCCGGCGGAACTGCTCAACCGGACAGTACTGCCGCCCCCATACCAGCCACCCGCCCTCGTCGTCCCCCGCCACCGCATAGACGGCGGCCAGATCGGACACGCTGGCCAGGTCCACCCCCACATAGACCGGCCGCCCGGCGAGCTCGGCCAGCTCCACCGGCCGGTCATCGCCCTGGTCGTAGACATCCATGTCCACCCAGGTTACGGCGGCCGAGTCGCCCCAGATGTTCAGGTACAGGCGCTTGAACATCTCCCGCTGGGAGCGGATCTCAGCCGCCCGGCGGGCAGTCATCTGCATCTCCTCGAGGCTGCGGAAGCCCGCGGCCATGGCCGGGTTGACCGCCTGCCACACCGTCTCATCCTGCCAGTCGCAGTCGCGGGGCGCCTGGTAGAGCACCGGCAGGAAAGTCTCGTCCTCCACCTCGCCCCGCTCGACCTTCAGCGCGTACTCGTAGAGCTCCCAGGCCAAGTCGCCCCGCCCATGCCCCGCGGTGGTGGTTACGATGGTGAGCGGCGCCAAGCGCTTGCCCATGGAGGAGACCAGCACCTCCCACAGTTCGCGTGTCGGCCAGGCATGCACCTCGTCCGCCAGCAGCATGGACACCGAGAGGCCATGCTTCGAGTAGGCCTCGTGGCTGATCGCCCGGTAGGTGCTCTCCGAGCGGGGGTGCGCGATCATCCGCCGGCTGTCCACGATCCGGCTGGCCGAGGTCAGGTGTGGATCCGCCCGGATCATGCGGGCAGAGGAGTTGTAGGCGATGCTCGCCTGTTCACGATCGGCCGCGGCCGAGATCACCTGGCCGGCGGCGTCGCGCTCCGGCCCCAGCAGCCCCAGCAGGGCCAGCGCGCTGGTCAGGGTCGTCTTGCCCGAGCCGCGGGGCAGCAGCATGAAGACCGTGCGCACCTTCCGCAGTCCGGTGGTGGGATGCACGTCACCGAACACCTTTCGGACGATCCGGGCCTGCCAGGGGTGCAGCCGGAAGGGCTGGCCAGCCAGCTGTCCCTCGGTGTGGCGGAGCTTCTCCACGAAGCGCACCGCCCGCTCACCTTTGCCCAGCGGATCGGGGATCTCGCCCTCGAGGAAGCGGGAGCCGGCTAGGCAGCCGGGCGGCACCGTCACGCGAGCATCCCCTCCCAGGGATCGGCCTTGGGCTCGTCGCCCTCGTGCTTGCCGCGACGGTGCGGCGTCAGTCCGAGCTCGGCGGCCAGCAGTCGGGCCTCGCGCATGGCAGCGAACAACACCTTCACCGCCGGGTGAGGCTTCTGGCTGTCCTTACCGTCGACGTAGTGCCCCTCAGCGGCGAGCGTCTCCTGGCAGCCGCGGACCATGCCGGCAGCCACGCAGTAGCTCTCTAGTGTCGCCATGGTGTCGGCGCCCAGCAGCCGGCGCCTGTGCAGGTCGGGCGCGACGCGCCGCCATTCGCGCCGGGCATGCTCCGCAAGCCAGGCCGGGGGCAACGGGCAGCGGCCAGGTGCAGCGCCGCCTTCGATCACGGCCAGTGCTGGTTTCCTGCCCTTCATGCCCGGCTCCCATTTCCACGGGAAATCCCAATTCCATCGACGTCGCGCGCGAGACTTGGGGCGCGGTCCCGGGCTCCGGCAGGGTCGAAGCCGCACCCCCTATCCCCTCCACGATCTCGGGCGGGCCCGTTCGTAGGTGGTACGGGTGATACAGGTGGCACAACAGCGCGAAACCCGCAGAAATCCGTGGCCTTCTGGCTGACCGCCGCTGTACCACCCTCCCGGCAGGCAGGTGGTACAGCCCCGCGCCGATGGTTGAAGGCCCGGGTCACTGCGCGGTGGCACGGGGAGCACAGCGGACGGACGTTGGACCTGACGAGCCGCAGGTCAGGCCGTACGGCGAGCGGGATGATATGGTCCACATCGGTCGCCTCAGCCGCCTCGCCGCGCTCGGCGCATAGCCGGCATAGCGGTTCCTCGGCCAGCACGGCGAGGCGCAGCCGCCTCCACTGGCCGTCGTAGCCGCGGGCCGCGGCGCTGCCGCGCACCCGCTCGTGTATCCGCTCGCACTCCGGGCACCGCCGGCCGGTGAAGGCCGGATGCCCAGGCTTGGTGCAGTAGCGGGGAGCCGCGAAAGGCATGGTCCGCGGACGTCAGACCGGCGCCAGGGCAGGGTGGCCGCGCAGCACGTTGGCCCCAGACAGGGCGCCCGTCGTAGCGGATGCAGTCACCAGCACCGCGCGCAGGTAGCGCTTGCTGCCGATGTAGCCGATCCGTTGCACCGCGTTCTGCCCAGCGATGCTGGACATGGCGGAAAGCGTCCCCTGCAGGTCATCGGCGTCCACCGCGTAGAAGGTCACGCCGTCGTCCGAGTGCTGCACTGACGGCATGTGGGTGCCGTCCGTCCAGGCGCCAAACGAGAAGACCACCATGGCCCCCTCGTAGCCGTGGAGGTCCACCACAGTGCCATTGGCGGTGCCGTTGGTACGGGCTGCCGGTGCCAGCGAGACGACGGCGTCGACGTTGCTTTTGATGTCGCGCATAGGGGCAGGCTCCTCAGCTCGCCGCGATCTTCAGCTTGCGGAAGGCCTCGGCCTTCGCCACGCCTCCCGCCACGCGTCGGCGACCATGGAAGCGAGTCATGCCGTTGGTGGCCTGGCTGTACGGATCGCGCAGGATGGACAGGGCCACCCGGTCGAAGATCCGATACTGGCTGAAGTCGCCGAAGATGATCGGGAAGGCACCCGCACCCACGTCGGGCATATCGGGCATCTCAACGATCGGCCGCCCGAGCAGTGCGGCCGGCTGACCCTGCGACAGCGCAGGCTGCCACAGGTACTGGCCGCTGCCATCCTTCAGCTTGCGGATCGCCGCGACGGTGGTGGAGTTCATTCCCCACGAGCCGTTGCCGCGGTACGCCGTCGGCACGGCGTGGAACAGGTCGACCAGGCCATCCGCGGTCACCGCCGAGGCCGAGCCGCTGACGGTGAAGGCGATGTCGGCTTCCTGCATGAAGCCCGTCGGGCGCAGCACGCCGTCTCCGTTCACGAAGGCAGTGCCCTCGGTCTTGCCGAACTCTTCGGCAAATTCGAAGGCGAGCTCGGCCGCTACGTCGAAGGCGCTGTCCTCCAGCATGGCGTTGGACACGTCCACCCAGCACGCCAACTCGCGCACTGTGTAGCGGTTCTGGCCGAAGGTGACGGTGGTCTCTGGCCGCGATGCGGTCTCACCCACCCAGCTCGCCGTCATGCCGCCGGTGCGTCGAGGCAGAAGCACAGCGCCAGCGGCCGTGGTCGCCGTCCGGGCGATGGAGCGGATCGGGGAGAACTGAACTACGTTGCGCAGCAGCTCGGCGGTGAACTGGTCCGGTGCCAGGTAGCCACCGGTGGTGTCATCGGACACCCGCAGCGAGCGCGCCTCGTCGGCGCCGAGCCGCTCGCGACCGTGGCGCAGAAAGGTCGCGAAGGCGCGGGTCTCCACCTCGCCGGCATGGCCGCGGTTCTCCGCGCCCGCGCCGGGGCGGCGCAGCACGGTCTCGGTGCGATCCAGGCGCGAGCGGATCTCTGTCAGCGCGGCGTCGAGCTGGCCGAAGCGCTGCTCTGCGGTGCCAGTGAAGGCCTGGACGGCAGAGCGGATCTCGGCGAGATCACCGGCCCCTTTGCTGCCGTTGTTCTGGTCGTCCTCGCCACCCTCGGCGGAGCGGATCTCCCAAGCGAGGTCTCGAAGAAGCGTCATGTCGTACTCCTCAGGCGCGCCGCGCAGGCGCGGATGTGCGCGGCGAGTCCGGCCGCAGGGGGTTGGTGGGGGGCGGAGCGGACTGCGGTGACACGCGCCGCCGACTGGGCGGGCCGCGAGACCAGCGAGACCTCGATCAGCTCCATCTCATGGACGATGCGGCCCCCGCCCGGTGCGGGGGAGGCGCGCACGGTGCGGAAGCCGATGGACAGGCCATCCAAGGCCCCGGCCTTCAGCAGGCGGTGCGCCTTGTCGGCCTCGGGCGTGCCGAGCACCAGGTGCCCGGCCACGCGCAGGCCCGTCGCGTCCTCGCGCACGTCGTCCCAGACGCCGATCGGCTCGTCCGCCCGGTGGTGCCAGAGCATCAGCGGACGGGTGCCCGCGGCGCGGTGCGCGGCGATCGACTTCGCGAAGGCGCCCGGTTGGACGATGTCGCCGAACAGGTCCCGCTTGCCCCACACGGCCGCGTAGCCAGCGAATGTGCCGGCTTCGTCCGGCGCGAAGCGGAGTTCAACGCCGGCGGTCTTCTCGGTGGAGGGTCTACGCGCCATCGCCGCCCTCCGGCGTGGTGCCATCGGGCTCGACCGGTGCCGTGTTGACGGGGCGCGTGTAGACCTCGCCCCCGGTGTAGGGCGGTCGGTTTTCCATCGCGCGGATCTCGTTCGGATTATAGATGCCGGCGCTGATGGCCTGACTGTAGGCGGTGAAGCGCGCGGCTAGGTCGGCTCGGGCCAGATCGTCGACCAGGAACTCGATGTAGAGGCCGGCCTGACGCTCTTCAGGAGTAAGCAGGGTGAGACGCATGGCATCCTGCCAGGCGCGGAGCACCGGCAGCAGGGTGAAGGTCAGGAACTGCCGCCCGAGCTCCTCAGCGTTGCTATGGGTGGTGCGCTCCATGTCGCCCAGGAGGTGCAGCGGTACGCGCCATACGCGGGCGATCTCCTGCAGCTGGAACTTGCGTAGCTCCAGGAACTGCGCGTCGACAGAGGAGAGCTGCTGCGGGACGAACTCGATCCCGTCTTCGAGGATGGCGGTTTTCCCGGCGTTCTCGCCCCCGCGATAGGCCTCATCCCAGGATGTGCGGAGCCGATGCATAGTCTCCGGCCCCATGGCGCGCGGCACCTTCAGGACGCCGACGGGGCGAGCACCGCGGCCGAACAGGCCGGCGCCGTGCTGCTCGAGCACCAGGGAAAGCGCAATGGCCTCACGGGCCAGCATCACTGGACTGTCGCCCTGGTACAGTCCGGCGCCCACGCCGCGGATGTGCAGGATCTCGGTGCGGTCGTGGTAGCGCCGGCCGCCGGCCGCGTCGGTGACCACGTAGCGCGGCGCCATGGTGACACGGTCGGGCTCAATGGAGACGGCGCGAGGGTCCAGCGGGATCAGCTCGGAGACGTGACCGCCGGTGCGGCCCACCCAGGCGAAGGCGTTTCCGTGCAGTGCGAGCTGTGTCTGCATCACGAGCCGGAACTCGCCGGCCGACGTCCAATCGTTGGCAGCGTCGGAGATCAACGCCTCGACGGGGTGGTCGTCGGCGCGCTCCCGGCCGCCGTTCTCGAGCTTGCGGTGCAGGTGCACAGGCAGCTGCGAGACGGTTTCGGCCAATACACGGATCGCCCCCAGGACCGGGGCGCAGCGCAGGGCGGTCTCGGAGGTGATGGTGACGCCGCTGGCGGTGGGCCCGGCGCCGCCCAGCAGGATCGCGGTCCAAGGATTGCGCAGGGTGCCGGTGGCGGCCCGCGCCTCCAGGGTAGAGAAGAGGGCTTTGAAGCTGCCCAGCATGTTGCCAGCGACCGACATCGCTGACTAGCTACAGATGCGGAGACAGTATTCGCAAGCAAAACCCGGATCGTACTAGGGATTTAGTATTTCCAGGAGATCCACAAATTTGCCATCCCAGGAGAGAATTTTCGGCCCTCACCAATGCCTGCTTGAGTGACTGCCGAACACATCGGCCCAGGCCCGGCGCTCGGCCTCGGCGTGGTTCAAGCCGCCGCAGTACTCCATGATGGCAGCTCGCTCCTCGTAGGCGTCGAGGAGGTCGGGATCATGCACAGAGTTGCATTCTCGGGGTGGTACAGGTGGTATAGTAGCAGGAAAGCCTTGGGTTTCCTGCATTTCTTGGCCACCAGCGCCTGTACCACCCTCCACGCGGCCAGGTGGTACAGGTGGTGCAGACGGCCGCGCCGGGGCCCGCCCAATGGCGACGGCCAGGGCGGCAAACCGGCCGAGATCAGGCATCGCTCAGGATCGCAGCCGTCAGGTGGTAGTGCCGCACCGGCTTCGTGAACCCAGGAAGCCGCGCCTGGTCCTGCAGCTTGCCATCCTTCCCCGGCACCAGCAGCCCGCGGTCGCGCAGCACCCGGGCGACCGCCACAGCGTCGAGACCGGCACAGACCTCGGTGCGCCAAGCCTCAGGCAGCACCAGGTACTCAACGCCGCCGGCTCCATCCTTCCGGCGGAAGCCAGCGCGGTTGATGGTGCGCTGCTCGCCGCCGGCCGGAGTGCCATACTCCTCCCACATGGGCTCAAAGCGAGCGCTGCCATGCAGTTCGATGAACCGACGCACCGCCGCGATGCCGTCGCGCTCCTCCGCGGACTCGATCCCGCCGCGTGCCTCTAGCCAGGTCCGAAAGCATTTCGCTGCGGCGTCTGAGGCCTCTCCCGAGGGCCAGGGCAGCACACCGACCGCGACTGCCAATTCACCAGCTGCGGCCACCAGGGCAAAGCGGCCGGCGACACGGCCGATCTGCCCGTCTGCACCGGCCGGGCAGTGTTCCGCGAGGAACTCGCTGCGATAATCGGCCACGGCACGTGCCACCGCTTCCGGATCCGCTGCGGCAGCTTCGATGAAGGCGCGCGCCGCGGTGCCAAAGTACTCCGCCGCGCCGACCTTTAGATGACGGGCGAACGCATCGCCGCTGCTGAAGCCATGCAGGCTCTCGAAGAGACCCAGGCCAGCACCGGCATCGGCTGGGATATCCACCACGCGCACCTGCTGGCCGGCTGCGGCCCGGCGCCCCTTGCCGTCCTCGGCCAGCTTGTCGGCGATGCCGATCTCCCCGCTGGAGAGGAACAGCGAGCGCCACTCCGCCGCCGCTCGGCCTTCCCCGCTGCGGCCGGCACGGACCTTGCCTGCACCGTTGGCCAGCATGTACGCCGCGGCTCCGGCGGCGGCCGGGGCAACCTGCGACAATTCATCCAGGCAGAGCAGCGCGTCCGAGTGTCCGACAGCCACCGCTTCCAGGCCGTTGTCGGTGGCGCGCCACTGCTTGATGTAGCCTTTCACGCCACCGCCGCCCCAGGCCGAGCCGGCCATGATCAGCGCCGTGGACTTGCCGGTGCTGGACGCTCCGCGGAGGTGAAAGCCGCCGGACTCGGCCCCGGTGAGGTGCAGGAGCGGCGCTGCGAATGCCGCCGACAGGGCGAGCGCGAGGCGAGAGTTGCCTATGGCATACCTTGCGATGTGCTCTTGCCATCCGGCGAGCGTGCCTCGCACACGAAAGGCATGGTCGAGTGCAGCGGCAGTCTGAAGGATCACCGTCTCGCCGCCGGCACTGCCCACAGCGCCATCCGGCAGGATGAAAGCCGCCCCATGCCATCCGATGCGGCTGACGCAACGCGCTTTGTGGTTCGGCCTAGCGGTGGAGATATACTCATGCAATGCTTCGCGAGCGAACCGGCCGGGCGCCATCACCAGCCCCATGGAGAGCAGCCGCTCACGATAGGCGGTGCCGTCACCGGCCAGCAGCGCCATCGGCATGGCCCAGTCTTTGGCCTTGCTGTCGCGGTCGGTAACGCGGAGCAGCCGACCCCATTCCTCGCCATCGGCGTTCCGGGTCTCGGCCGCAACCTCGAGCGGTGAGCAAAACCACCGCCACTCGATGGTGACAGCACCCGTGTCCTGGTCGGTGCGCTCAATCCGCTTCTCGACACCATGAGGCATCAAGCGGAACGGCCACTCCGGCTTCCTGCGTTCTTCGCCGTGATCGCCCGCCACTTGACGTTTGTCGGCTTCGCGTTCGGAGGCGTTACGATAAGGCACGATGAAGGCGGGATCGTCACGTAGGTCAGCTACCGCATCGGCGGTCCAGCCCTCGGCCAGTGCATCGGCAATGTCCCAGCCTTCCGGCACCGGCTCCTCGCGCAGCACCCGCTCACCGGCCCGCCAGATCCAAGCGCCGAGACGCTCGGGGTGAAGGTGGAGAATGCGCGGCTGGCCTTCCGGCTTTTGGCTGGCTGCATTCCGCAGCAGCTCGCACACCTTGTCGCCGAAGGAGACACCCGGCGCGTCATTGTCTGTCGCGATCACCACCGTCCGCCCCGCAAGCTGCGTCCAATCGGCCTTGTGTGGCGACTTCGCGCCATGCGGAGGTGTGGTGGCAACCATGTCCGGGAACAGCACCGCGGCGGCATCGGCCGACTTCTCGCCCTCTGCCACGATCACCCAGGCCTCAGGCCGCGCCAGCAGTTCGGGTAGCCGATAGAGCGGCCACGGCTCCGGGAGACCTTTCGAGCGCCAGCCACGGCGACCATTGCCGAAGTCGCAGAAGGTGAGTGGCAGCACCTCTTTGTCGAACGTGCCGTCCTCGCACGAGAAGTCGAAGCGCGCGACGTAACCAGCCAGAGCGCCGGTCGCGAGGTGGTACGGCCACACCCGGGACGGCGTGCCATAGCGAGGATGGCGGAATGCGAGGGCCGGCGCGTCTGTCGGCACGGGAACGATCGGGCGCTTCTCGGCGCGGGCCGCAGTGCTCGTCCCCGCCGGCGTCTTCTCGTCCTCGGAGAGTGGAGCAAACATGCCGTCGGCCGCCATGTCAGCGCATCCCCATCATGCGGGCGAGATTGCAGGCGGCCTCAGCCTGGCTGGTCCCAGCGAGATAGGCGGCGAGCGATACCACGTCGCCGCCCCGGTCGTTGGTGGCGAAGTCTGCCCACCGGCCGGTACCGAGGTTGACACGGAAGGAGCCAGGGCGCCGGTCGGCGCGACGCGGATTGCGCGCGACGTACTCGTGGCCCTTGCGGCGACCGTCAGGCAGCCAGCGCGCCAGCAGCGCCGGCAGCACAGCGAGCGCAGCGCGGTTGACGGCAGCGAAGTCGATACGGCCCTCGGGCGGAGCAGTGGTGCAGTGCACCGGTCATCTCCTCACGGTGAAGGCCCAGTAGTGTTGAGGGCTTGGCGGCAGGGCGCTCTGTCGGTAGAAGCGGGTTGTCCAGACATCGCGTCACCTCCTCCACATCCCGCCGCTCGGCTCCCGCTCACTTCCGGGCGTGTTGCGTCAGGCAGCCTGTGCGACCGTCGCCTTGCGCCGAGCCAGCAGCACCTCGGCGGCGAGTTGGTCCAGCGTCGTCGGTGCGCCTTGCGGCGTGCGCGTCGGCGGGTCGTGAGGTTCCGTCCAGCGGCGGCAAAAGGCCGGGTTGAACTCCGGATCGGACACGCGGGCGTAGTCTGCGGTCTGCATCATGCCACCGCCTTTTGCGCATCGGCCTCGCTGGTGCTGCGCACAGGATTGCCGAGCTTCTTCTCCGCCCAGTCGTCCAAGCCGTACTCGCCGGCCTTTGGGTACAGCGGTGTGCCGTTCACCTTGTGGAAGCTCGGGCCACCACCGAGACTCGCATACTTCGCCAGGGTCGCCGGCGCGAACCGCAGGCCGAACACAAGCTCCAGGTATTCACTGGCCTCCCAACGCCGCAGGCGCGGCTTGCGAAGGGCTGGCGGCAGGCAAGGTTCGGGCGCTCGCGCCCCGATGCGCGTTTCAACGGTCATGTCGGTCTCCAGTGGTTGAGGTTAGAAGCGCGGCCCGTGCGTCACGGCATCGCAGTCGGTGTGTGCAGGATCAGGAGGTGTCCACGACGCGGCCGCCCTCTGTCGGTGGGGATGGCTGTGCATCGGGAGGTCCGCCGACGTACATCGGCGGGTCTGGCGCGTCGGCCAGGAAATCTCCTAACTCGTAGAAGACATCTTCATTGACCGACCGGGTCTCCCACAAGAAGGCCGGCTTGACCCCGAAAGCCTTTAGGTAGTGGCTATCGAGCTCTTCCCTGGTGACCGTCTTCGGGACAGCATTAGAGAGTGGATGTCTGTAGACGGCGGTCCACAGATACTCACCCGCACACGAGATCTTAATCTTTGCTTCCGGTACGGGACGCTCTATCGAAAAGATTATGATCGTATAGGGGAAGTTGATCTCGGGATGGCCCAGGAGATCATGGGCTGATGCCCAGAGCATGTTGACGATCGCGTTCGGCAGGGAATGGCCCTCCCCCAAGCCGACGTAGTGCTCGGCCGGGGGTGCCGGGATCTGATCACCTAAGGCGTTTTCGTAGTGGGAGATGGTGAGGTCCCAGCACAGCGCGACGGTCTTGCCCGCGTCGAGGACATCCGACCCACCGACCAGCCCGAGCAGCAGGGCGGCGGCATCCTGCGCCGTCATCTCGGCGCCACCATATCGGCCCGGCTTGCCGGTCTGGATGAAGCCGGCTTCGCGGACCCGACGCGCGACCTCCCTGACGGTCTTCTCCGGAAGACCAGTCAGGCGCGTCATCACCACTATGAGGTCGCTAAGCTTCGCCACCGGCCATGTCTATCCCGTCTTGGACACACGATAAGTATGGGCACGGCCCTAGCGGCGGTCAACCACATTCGTGTGCCTGGCACAGATTAGATTTTACCGACGTGACCCGGGCCAACCCAGCCACGCCAGCACCGGCCCACCGCAGCGCTTCTCCACGCCGCCCGAAGGTTCGCGCCCGCCGAGTGCGTCCTCCGGCGGGATTACCGCCCAGCGAGCGCCGATGCGCCAGGACAGGGACTGGAAACCCAGAGCCGTGGAGAGTGTCGGCACCCGCAGGATCTGCCACCCAGCGCGGCGCAGCTCCACGGGGGTCAGGCGATCGTTTCAGTTCGCCGAAGGTCATGCCTGTGTGCCAGCCTGAGCAAGCAGGCCCGGCACAGCGACCACGATACGTAGTCGTCAGCCGCCGGGTCCGGCTCGTCACTGTCGAACGCGCAGCCAAACTTCGTCATGGCGCAGTGGGCCTTCGCCCCCAGGCCCTCCATCGTCCGGGCCGACAGCGCGCCGATCTACGCCATTAGCTCGTAGTACTCGGCGGTCAGGGGCCTGACCTGAGGCCTGATCTCGTCAGGTGGTCCGCCTGGCACGTCGCCGTAGGGATCCCAGAGGGCGCGCTCTGGGCCGCCGACCGCAAGGAGCCGCTCCGCGAGCGCCAGCAGCTCTGCGCCAGGGTGGATCGCCGCAGCCGTGAGCGCCGGGCGCGGCCGTTACCGCAGCGCCCATGGCGAGCAGTGCCCGCCGCCGGACAGGGATGGTAGTGTCGTCGGCAGCCATGGTCCGGGCTCCTGGGCTCGGTTGCGGTCAGGCTAGGCGGGGTGGTCGCAACACCCTTTCTGGCCGCTAAGGTTGGCAATCATTACCAACCTCGGGTATGATTTGCAGCATCAGACCCGAAGGTCAACAATCATTGCCAACTTCAGTAATTTCACCTGAACAGTGCCGCGGGGCCCGAGCCATGCTCGGGATGAAGCGCGAGGATCTGGCGACGGCCGCTCAGGTCGCGCACGCGACGCTCGCCGACTTCGAGGCGGGAAAGCGGCAGCCCTACCAGCGCACCCTCGCCGCCATTCGTGCTGCCCTTGAAGCCGCCGGGGCAGAATTCATCGAGGAAAACGGCGGCGGGCCAGGCGTGCGGCTGCGGAAGGCAGCAAGCGGACCGGTCGCATGACCACAGCGATGTTTGCTCCGCCCCTCAGTTCGGCCAACTACCGCGCCGTCCGCACGGCGTTCGACTGGCCCGTCCGCAGACTTTCCCTCGCGTCCAAGGTCCCGATCGCCGAGATCGCGTTGTTCGAGCAAGGCAGCCGGCTACCGAGCCCGCGGAACCTGTCCGCGATGCGTGCGACGCTGGAGGCGGCCGGCGTCGAGTTCATCCCGGCGAACGGGGGCGGGCCCCGGGTGCGGCTGCGCCGCAGGATGGGTGTTGCGCAATGATTATCGATAGCGAGGTCGCGCTCCGTATTGCTTTGGAGGCTGACAGCGAAAACGAGCACCTCGAATTCAAAGAGGCTCGAAACAACTACGAGTTTGAAAAGCTTGCATCCTACTGTGTTGCTCTCGCGAATGAAGGAGGAGGGCACATTATCCTGGGGGTGACGAACGACCGTCCGCGGACAATAGTAGGAACCAACGCATTCCAAAATCTGCAGGACATTAAGGCGAAGTTGTTCACTCGTCTCCGGAAGCGTATCGATGTTTATGAGATCATGACGGCAGCGGGGCGGGTGCTTGTATTCCGTTCTCCGCCATCTCCACCTGGCCACCCCCTTGACCTAGACGGCCGGTATTTGATGCGGATCGGCGAGCAGTTGACCGCCATGACCGGCGAGCGCCTCCGTGAGATTCTGCTGCGAGATAGGGGCGATTTGTCTGCTGAGGTCGTGCATGGCGATCCTCTGGATATGCTTGATTATAGCCTGATCCAGAGGTTCCGCATCTTAGCGGCAGCTAGGTGCAAGAGACGAGGTGACGCGTCAGCTCTTGAGCAGGCAGCTGCACTAGAGCGCGCGTCCGCCGTTGAGATGCTTGAGAACGTTCATCTTCTTATGGATGGGAAGGTTACTTCGGCAGCGCTCCTTATGTTGGGATCTGAGCGTTCTCTAAGTAGATTTTTGCCGCAATCAGAGCTAATTTTTGAATACAGATCGAGTGATCAGAATATCGACTATCAAGAACGCCGCGCGTATAGGCGCGGGTTCCTTGGCTATATGGATGATATCTGGGATGATATCTCCAAACGCAATGAGATACAGTCTTTCCAGGCTGGATTGATTAGGCATCAGATACCGACCTTCTCGGAACGTTCGGTCCGGGAAGCGGTGCTGAATGCGGTTTGCCACCGAAGCTACGTCGACCAAGGCTCGGTCTTGGTTCGTCAGTTTCCTCGCCGCCTCGAAGTGATTAGCCCAGGTGGCTTCCCTGCCGGTGTCACACCGGCGAATATTCTTAGCATGTCGCGGCCTCGGAACAGACTGCTGCACGAGGCGATGGAGCGTTGCGGCTTGGTGGAGCGCTCAGGCCAGGGCGCAGACTTGATGTTTAGAGAGGCTATTAAGTCCGCCAAGCCTGCGCCGAGCTTTGAGGGAAGTGATAGTTACACTGTACATCTGACACTGAATGGTCAGGTGAGGGATGCGGGGCTCTTGGGTGTTCTGGAGAAAATACAGGAGAGAGTGCAAACGGATATTGACTTGCCTGATTTGAGGATTGTTGACGCCGTTTACCACAACGAAAACGTTCCATCCGAGTTGGTCTCAAGGGTCGGAAAGCTGGTTGAGCAGGGGATTGTTGAGCGGGCAGCGCGCGGGCGATTGGTGCTCGCTCGAAACCTATATGCTGCCCTTGGCAAGAGGGGCGTCTATACCCGGAGGAAGGGTCTAACTCACGAACGAGAGAAGGCGCTCTTGCTTCAGCACATCGTGGAAAACAACGCCGAGGGGAGCCCTATGCGGGATCTCATGGAGGCGATGCCTGCACTTGACCGCTTTGCCATCAATGCCCTCCTCGACGAGCTCAGAGCTGAGGGGAAGGTGCATCCTCGAGGCCAGAGGAGAGCTGCGCGCTGGTTCTCTGGGCCTTATGAGGAAGAGCTACCTCTCAAAGAGAAACTCCCCAAAAAGGATGGCTAACCTATTCATCTTAAAGGGAATTTTATGAGAAACACATAAGGGAGTTTCCTCAAATGCTTCTCTTAGCTTCGCTTCCCGCCCCACCCTGGGTTCCGACCGGTTCCAACTTGTCGGAACGTGAGCGGGACAAATTCTGAGGCAGACTTTCGATAGGACGGCCCTCGGAGCAGTGCGGGAACGGAAATTCGGTGGTTTTCCGCCACTCCTACCCGTTCTGAGGGGCGACGCTGCACCTTTGAGCCACGTCAACGCGTTTCATTTTCGGTGAGTTGTACCACCCGTACCACCTTGGGTGCGGGCAGGTGGTACGGACCAGGGCTATCCGCAAGATACTGAATTTCCTTGAATTCTCGCCCGCGTACCACCTGGACCACCTTGTACCACCCAAAAATACAGGCTCGCATGAGCGATTGCCGGCTGTTGGCCCTGGTGCCCCCTATGCACCCACCTTCCCCCGCTGCCGACTGAGTGGCACCACCTCGCCTCCCTGCCACTGCTGGGTGCCTGCCCTGATGGCGTCGGCGATCTTCGAGGCCGTCCGCTCCGTCACCGCCCGCAATGGGTCGTCGTGCAGGTGGGCGTAGATCTCGGTGGTGCGCGCCTGCTTGTGGCCGAGCACCTTGCCCACCATGAACAGCGTCGCCCCACCCGCGACGGCGAAGCTGGCGAAGCTGTGCCGCAGGTCGTGGAGCCGAACGCCCGAGAGGTCCGGCGCCCGCTCCACCGGCTCGCCCCGCTCGGCCGCGCGCTGCCGGGCCAGTTCGGTGGCGCGGACCCGCAGCCCCTCCCAGGCCTTCTGCAGCCCCACCAAGTGCCCACCTCCCTTGCTGGCCGGCAGCACGTAGGGCGAGCGGCGCTCGAGTCCGCACAGGATCTCCATCGCTGCCGCGGCGAGTTGCACCACCTTGGCGCCCGTCTTCGAGTCCGGAAGCCGCAGGCACCGCCGGTCGAAGTCCACCCACGCCCAGCGGAGCTCCAGGATCTCGCTCTTCCGGCAGCCGGTCAGCATCAACAGGCGGACGGCGGCCGCCATGGTTGGGTTGATGGCGCCCTCGCCCTCCATCACCGCCAGCGCATCGGCCAGCGCGGTGACCTCGCGGTCGGACAGGAAGCGCTCCTTCTTCTCGCCCTTCAGCAGCTTCACGCCAGCGGCCGCGTTCGCCGGCAGCAGGCCGCGGCCGGCCGCGAACTGCAGCATGGTCGCCAGGCAGGCAGTGGCGCGTGCCGCGATCGTCCTGCCGCCCCGAACGATGGCCCGGCCCCTCGGGCCCGTCTTCTCATCGGCGGCGGTCTTACCGGCGGCGACATCTGCCTGGAACCGCGCCACGTCGGCAGCAGTGAGCAACTTGATCGCACGGCGCCCGAGCAATGGCAGAATGTGGCGCTTTAGCTTCGAGCGGTCCTGCTCCCAGCTCGACTGCTTCTTGCTGGGGCGCTCAGCCGGCCCCTCCGCCAAGTAGAGTTCGGCCAGATCCGCCACGGTCACGGCCGTCCGCGCCTGCGCCTTCGCCTCAAGCGGATCCACGCCGGCAGCGAGGCCACGCAGTAGCTCCACTGCCTTGGCGCGGGCGTCCTCGCAGGTCCAGGGCGAGCCGTGCCTGCCAATCGTGTGGCGGCGCTCGCGTCCATCCGGCAGGCGATAGTTGAGCACGTAGGACTTCGCCCCCGTTGGCGTCACCCGGAGGCCAAACCCCTTCACCTCCGCATCCCAGAGGATCGCCTGCCGCGCTCCCGGTATCGCTGCGTCGACCACTCGCTTCGTCAACTTCGGCATTGCCCGTCCGTTCTCCCCGCTCGCCGTGTCAGCACAGTGTCAGCAGCCGGGAGAAAATCCCGGCAATTTCCGCAGTCATCACGGCTACGACGCTACGGGCTAACCCTTTGCTCTAACAGGGCTTTGGCTATGCCGGGAAAGGTCGGGCGATTGCCAGAAAAAGAGAAACTGCCTGAATGGCATTCAAGAGGTCAGGGGTTCGACTCCCCTTGGCTCCACCAGATTTCCCGCCGGCTTCCGAGTGATCGGAGCCGGCGGTTCTGTTTCTGGTTCAAATTCAAACATGCGGCGGGCATCGCGTCC